AGGCGAGATAGGTAATACTTTACCCACTCAGGATTATCCTGCTCTTCGTTGGCATCTGGGTGAAGCTCATCGGCAGCCTTCACAGCAGCCTCAACCTCAGCCTGACCAACGCCACGCATGTGGAAGGTTAGTTTAGATTTCTTAATCTTCTCAGCAAGCTCCTGTGCGAGAGCCTCTAGCTTATCGTATTCAGTTAGGTCATCAAGACCTGATAGATACTTCAACTCTTCGTTGATGGCTTCTAGTTCCATTGCTGAGTTTGCGTCAAGGTAGACATCTACCGACTTTTCTGGAAATGCACGACCCTTGATGGCATCGGCTAGGTTGAACTTGCCACGCTTCTGGGCCTCGTTCACCATATCAATTACATTATCTGTTGTGTTATCGCTCATTTTATACGCCTTTCATTAGTTGCCCATTGTTTGAAGCTAAAGACGGGGAAGGGCGAATGGGCGTAAAAACCCTTCCCCGTCAGCTTAGATTGTTAAGCTGCTGCGGTCTTCCAAAGGCCTAGTAGACCCTGTGGCTGGAATTTGACCATGAACTTAACGCTGTCTTCACCCTCGGTGTTATCCATAGCGTTGTCAGCAATGAACTTGAATACATTCACCTTGTCACCAGAAGCAATGCTTCCAGTTCCAGCACCGATACGAGTTACCAAGTATCCACCAACACGGCCATTTGTAGCAGCCTTGAAGGTTTCGAAAGCGGTGTAGTATGCACCTGTGGTTTCCGAAGTAATACCTCGGAAGAAGGTTAGAGCACCTGAGAACTGAGAGAATCCCTTAGTCTGCGAGTTAGCAGCATCTGAGATACCCTTGTCGTCAATCTTGTTCGAGTCTGTTGCACCAAGCTCGTAACCATCCCACGCAATAGCGGAGGTTAGGTTTACAGCAGCGTTTACAGTTGCAGCAGATGGAGTGCTCAAGAATGTAGCTTCGTTAGATACGCTTGCAGTTGGAACCCAGTAAACAGCAATGTTTGCATTTGACTGCATCTTGGTTCCAAGGATTGTTGCAAGAGCAGGACCTGCACCAGCAGTGCCAGCAGCAGGAACGATGTTTACCTTGACTTCACCAGTGGTTAGGAAGCGAGCACCGAGCATAATCATGGCACCATCAGCAACAATGTCAACAGGGTTGTCTGTTGTTACACCGAAGATGCTGAATGTGTCAGTAACTGCCCAAGTTGCATCGTGTGCCTTACCAATACGCTTGATTAGGTAATACTTGGTTCCCGGAGCAGCAGTGAATAGGTCACGGAACTTGTTGTAAACTGACAAAGCGGTTAGGCTTGAGTCACGGAAGCCATCGAATGAAGCCTCGTAGTTATACATTGTTGGGGTGTTAACCTGAGCATTGTCAGTCATTGACAACGAGTTGTCAACATCTGAGTCAGTCATGTTTAGAGTGTAGTTATCTGCAATTGCTTGCGAGATGTTGAAGACCTTTGCTGGTGCAGTTAGTTCTGCTAGTGTAGGAGCTGCCCAGTTTGCAAAAGCGTCTGAGGTAGCTACAAATATACCAACATTAGGTCGAAGCAGCTTTGTAGGCATTTTCTATTCCTTAGTTTTACTTAGTAGTTTCAGGCTCTGCCACAACTGGCTCGGCCTCTGGAGCTGGCTGCTCCTTGGTTATTTTATTTTTTGGAGCAGCCAAAACTTCATCCTCTACGAGAACAAGGTCTTTGCCCAAAATCGGGTGTCCCAAATAGTGCTCTGGAACATTGTCATAAACGCCAGTAGCAGTATTCTTGATGTAAGCCATTAAAATCCTTCCATGCTATCTTCTATTCTACCATACAGTGTCTGTAGCGAAGTCAAAACTGACCTCGGTTACATAACGGATTGGCCTTGCGTTGCCATCCACATAGGTGTATGGGGCGAGGTTCGGTGTTAGCTCTCCTGAGCCTGTAGTCTTGAATCCGGTGAGTTTCTCTCTTACCAAGCCAGCAACCTGCCTTGACGACCTTTGATTAGGTCCAATGCACAGAACGCTGACAGAGGATTGCCCTGAAGCACCCTTAACGCCAGAGATTGGCATACTGTCAACAGTAAGCCCTGCGTGCTCTACGATGATGTATGGCAACATGATGCCGTCTGTGCTGAAGCGTAGCTTAGTTTCCTCCGGAACGCCGTCATCATAGACATCCTGTGCAAGCTCTTTTAGCTTTACAACTATTGCATCTTGAATCTCTAATAGTGTCATTTTATGCTATCCAATCTAGCCTTCAGAGCCTTACTGAAGCTCTCATCAAACTTCCCAGACAAGAACCTAGCAGTCTGCGGAACGGCACGCATAGGCATTGCTCCGCCTCTTGTGCCATCTTCCTGAAAGGAGAAGTAGCGGTAGTAGCCACCACTGCCAGTGATGTTCCAACCAATACCGACATAAGTCATTTCTTTTGTTTCATAGGTTCTACCTTGAACGCTACGGAGCATCAAGCCAGTGTCAATTCTTCCCGGCTGACCCTTTACCCTGTTTGGGGCTGTTCTAATGATGTTCTTGAAGAACATCTTACCAGAAGCAGCAAGTTGCTTACCCCATTGCTTGGCAACATCGTCAACCGCCTTGTTTAGTGTTCTTACGACCACATCGGCATACATTGCCCCACCGGTCATCTTCATGTCAACTTTAACAGTCTTCGAGCTTCCGGTATTTCTAATCTCAGCATTTACCTTGCGTTGCAAAGCAGTAAGTGCCTTGCCAGTTTCTTTTGCACCCTTGTAAAAGCCAGACTTGTCAATCCTAAAGATAACCGCTTGGTTTCCGCCACCAGTCGGTGGGGTAGTTTCATACCCAGTTCTAGCCATACTAGGCTCCAGTTATGGTTGGGTCAAGCTCAATATCCACCTTGCACAGCATTGTGCGTTCCCAAGCGTTTGAGCTATTTAGAACACTAGTCACAACGAATACAAACTTCTCTAGAGTTGAGTCATATGGTGCAGATGTAACTCTGATTTGGTAGTTTGAGCGAATGTCTGGGATTACACCGCTTGAGCCAGAAAGAGTATTGCGACCCTTTGAAATCTGAATCTTTACATTCTGGAATAGGCTTGGGTTGTAGTCCTCACCCTCATTCCCAGCAGTCATAATAGGCTGGATGCGAGCAGGTCCAGTATAAACTGGGTCGCTAGTTACAGTCCAAGTGTTAGTGGTTGGGTTATAAACCTGAGTAGCGGTAGTTGGCTCAAACACTTCAATCTGAGCTAGTTCAAGGGCGTATAGCACTCGCTGGTTGTGGGTAAGCCAGCGTGGGTCAACGCTACCACGAGAGTTTAGAGCCAAGTGTCGCCCCACTTCACAGCAGGGGGTGCTACGATAAAGGTTTCGTATGACTCAGCTAGGTCATCGGCTGCTGCTTCATCCTGAAGGGCCTTAGCCTGTGCACGAAGTTCAGCACCCAGTTTAGCACCATCTGTGGTGTAGTCTGTGGTGCGAATAACCTTATTGATTAGTGCTTCGCTAGTGGCTAGAATCATCTTAGCCTGAGCAGCAGCACGCTTTACATTATCTGAGTAAAGGGATAGCAGTGCCTGAATCTGGGCATCGCTAAATAGATACTCAGCAGTAGTTGCTACATTATCTAGGTTATCTAGCTGCTCTGTATCTGGGATTAGAAGGCGAACCTGACCAATTGTGGTCGAATAGTTTGGGGGCGTAGTATCTGGCATAATTCTATTCTATCTTATCTTTATTAGTTTTCTAGTTGCTCTATGCGAGCCTCTAGCGATTTAATCATTGTGTCTTGGTGCTTTAGTGCTGAAACCAAAGCTGAAACCATCTCACCATACGCAATACCATCTGGAATCTTGGAGCCATCTTCCATAGTTTTGTAATTTACAAAAACCTTCAGGCTCTCAATCTGGTCTACTTCCTCAGCAATTAAACCACCATATGTTCTAGGGTTAGATTCTGTTTCAACTTCATCCTTTAGCTTAAAGGTCTTTGGGCTTAACGAGAGGATGTCCTCATAGACATAATTGGCATCCTGTATGTCATCCTTGTATCTTGCAGATGAAGTAGTTCTAATAAAGCGACCATTGTTATCAATGGAAGCAGTTGTAGCTCCACCACCAGCCAAGATTGTTCTGGTCAAAGTTCCACCAGTGGTTAGGTTTCCACCAGTCATGGTTCCGCTAGAGGTAATTGTTGAATTGGTTATGAATTCACCAGTGTCGTATATTGTTGCACCCGTATCACCATAGCCACCACCAACATTCAATAGCCCAACAACATTTAATGTATTTCTTGCTGTTACTGTGTTTCCGGGTCCAGTGGCACCTATGTTAACATTTAGTGCAGCACCGCCGAAGTTGATTGTAGTAGCAGTAGTGTTTAGCAAGTCAAAGCTTGTAGATGGTGTGGTTAAGCTTGTTGTTATGGCTGGCGATGTAGTGCTAGCCTTAGATGCCAACTGCGTCTGAATTCCGCTAGTAACACCAGAAAGATATCCAAGCTCAGTTGAGGTTACAGTATTAGCTGCAACCTTACCGCTAGCATCGCTAACTAAAACTCGGCTAGCAGTTAGGTTTGCTGTTGCGATAGTCGAAGCTGCACCAGTAATTGAAGCTGCCGCACTTTCACCAGTCGCTCCGGTAGCACCTGTGGCTCCGGTTAAACCTTGAATTCCTTGAGGACCCTGAGGTCCAGTTGCTCCTGTCGCACCAGTAGGCCCAGTCTGTGGCGAAACAAATTCATAAAGTCCAGATGTTGCGTTCCAAGAAAGAACATAACCATCCTGCTTACCAGTCATAGTGACATCGTGAATTTCAGATAATTCAAAACCATTTTGAGGTCTAACAAAGATTTCACCATTGTTTGCATTTACCCTAGTAACAACACCAAGATACACAAGGTGGGCTGGAGCTACGGGCTTGTTTGTTAAACCATAAATTAGGTTGCCAGCAGTCCCAAGATACACTGGGTCGCCAACAGTTGCTGTAGCAGTATTTAGACCAGCAAGTAAACCCTCTGCAATGATATTAACTTTGGCATTGGTTGAGCCACCAGTTTCAAGTAGACCAAGAGTTTTGCTTGATGTTGCCTCTGAGGCATTGGATGCCTTACTGACAATCATATTAGTTCCATCGGAGGATGAAACATAAACTGCTTGACCCTTAGCAATTGCTTCGCCAAGCTTTACTTCATGCTTGATAACTGAGGTATAGCCAGAAGTTGGTAATGTGCTAGTCCAGTAAGTATTGTAATCTGTGCCATCAACTTTAGCTAATACTTGACCAGTGGTTCCTCCGGCAGCAACACCCGGACCGGATGGGCCTGTTGCTCCAGTTGCCCCTGTATCACCTTGAGGACCCTGTGCACCGACTAGAGAAGCTAACCATTCTGCCTCTGTGCCAGTAAAACCTTCAATTTGTGCTACTTGATATGCTGAGAATCCATTTGGTCCTTGGCTTCCTGTTGCACCAGTTGAACCTGTCGCACCAGTGTCACCCTTGACACCCTGAATACCTTGAATTCCTTGGTCACCTTTTGGACCAGCATCACCCTGAATACCCTGAGAACCTGTATCTCCTTTGACTCCGGGAATTCCCTGAATACCTTGGATACCTTGAGCACCAGTATCTCCAGTGTCACCTTTTAATCCAGTTGCACCAGTTAGGCCTGTGTCACCCTTTGCACCAGTAAGTCCAGTATCGCCTTTTATGCCTTGGATTCCCTGAATACCTTGGTCGCCAGTGTCGCCTTTAAGACCCTGCTCGCCTTGAATACCTTGGGTGCCCTGTAATCCCTGCTCTCCTTGAGCTCCCTGCGGTCCTGCTGGTCCCTGCGGTCCTGCTGGTCCCTGTGGACCGGGAGTGCCACCATCAGATGAACCACCGCCACCGCCACCACCAATAGGTCGCTTGTCAAGTTTCTTGATTTCTTTCTCAACCTTTTCAGTCCAGTCGTTCGACTGAGGAGGGAGATTAGTGTCTGGGAAATAGATTGCCATAGTTATTCTATTATACCACACAAAAGGAAAACCCCCCGGAGCCAAAGCTCAACAGGGGGTCTTCACACACAACGCACAGAAAGGAGGTAACTGTGCTATTCTATTATACTATACTATAAGACTGTTTAGTTTGTCAAGCTTGAAACCTGACCAACTAACATCCCCAGCCACTACGACTGGAGCAGCCTTGTATTGCTTTTCTTCGATTAGTGGCATAATCTCTGGGCTATCCTGAATCATCTTGGCTTCGAACTCGATGCCCTTCAGAGTCAAGAATCGCTTAGTCTGCTCACACTGAACGCAGTTTGGATTACTGTAAACAATTACGCTCATTTCTGGTTCTCGACAATCAGCTTGATTTCACAGGCATCTGTCGTGCAGTAGGCATCGCCAATCGCATCAGCAGCCATACCAGCGTAAACACCAGAGAAGTCGATTGGGAACAACTTCATTGCGTATTCATCATACTGCTCTGGGGTAATCTGTGTGTAAGGCATCTGTGGATAGGTGTGGTTTCCAGATGGCAAGAACGATACAGTCTTTAGCTGACCATCATACATGTGGAGCACAGTGCCGACATCCTTTGATTCAGTTTCTGGGTCAAACGAAACAGTAACTGAAACAGAGTTGTCAGACCAGTAACGCTGAGCAGTCGCAGCCAATGCAATCTTCTCGAAGATTGATACATCTCGCTCTGCTCGTCTAGCACCTGACTTGACTGGGAAGAACACAACCGAAGTTCCAACTGGGTCTTCAGATGCTGGCTCAACTGTGTAGTTAGCCATCTTGAACAATGGCAACATTGGGTCAGAGTTTCCAAAGCGAATCGCACGAAGGAAGTATTCGCCACCCGGAGTCCAGTGAACACCCGGAGATTCTCCAGCCAAGATTGACACAGTGCCAGAAGGCTTTACAGTGGTGGTCTTGATGCTCTCACGAACACCTAACCATTCGCTGTAAATTTGGTCGTATCGCTTTACCTCGTTGAAGCCTTGGTCCATCCAAGTTCTAGTGGCTGGAAGACCATTGACATCTGCAAAGTTAGCAATACCGGAGATTGAGGTTCCGATACGGCGGTTACGCTGCATGATTGCGTTAGTTTCTTCCCAGTGAGTAGGAAGAAGGGTCACAGTCTTAGCGTAGAGGTAAGCGAACTTCAGGGTTCTCTTGAAGTCCTCCATCGAGTCGTGTCTGTTCATGTAGGTTTCTACAAGGGTGCACATCTCGTAAGACTCAAGCGACTGCTCGGCACAAGGGTTGTAACCGACAACTCGGTGGTCCTTGTTGGTGATTCCGTCTGTGATGCGACCATACTTACGGCTCATATCCATCCAGATAACACCCGGCTCACCATTGCGAACGATTCCGTCAACGATAGGCGAGAAGTCAGTTCCGACCTCTACCTCGACAGAGTTGTTCGACATCCAAGCCCAGCCCGGAGATTCAGCGTCATAAGAGTTACGCTCAGGGAATCGCTCAGAGTTCTTTAGGTTCAAGAAGTCCTCGTCATCAATGCGACCGATAAGAAGCTCGGCAGAACGGCGAACATTTCCAGAAACGACACAGACACCAATCATGTTACCAATGTCAGCGAGGTCACGGCGAGTAACCATCTCACCAGCACGACCGAGGAATAGCTTCCTAATCTGATTGTGTAGCTTGATTAGTGGCTCTGGTCCAGATGCTGTTCCACCGAATCCGACAATCGGAGTTCCGTATGGGCGAATCTGGTCGTAGTCAAAGTCCCAGTTCTTCTGGTCTGGCTTTAGGAATGAGTTGATAAGTGCAACAGTTGACTCAGCCCAGCCTTCACGAGTGTCAGGAATGACATACTCAGATGGTGATTCTGGCGAGTAAATCTGGAAGCCCTTGTCAGCACCCTTGTCATCGAAGCCAACCCCAACGCCAAGCATTGATGCTTCCATGAGAAAACCGAAAGGCTTTCCCGGATTGTTCTTGGTCATCTCGTTTGTGCTCACGAAGGCACAGTTCTGAAGAGCAGCGGAGTTTCTCTGGCGGTTTACGATATCGGTTCCCATGACCCAGAGTCCACGACCCGGAGGAGTCCATTTAAGGGTGAATAGGCGGTCGAACGCCTCTTTAGCCGATGCCTGAGCCTTTGAGTCGTTCCAAGGCAGCCTAGAGGCCTTACAGTGGTCTTTCTGAAGGGAATACATGCCATTGATGACACGCTCACAGACATCAGCCCAAGTTTCCTTGGTTCCGTCTTCCTTCTTGCGTGAATAGGTGCGTAAGAATGTAATCTCTCCTACTGAGTTTCCGGCTACATCTTTATATCCGAATGGTGATTCTCTCTTGCGGTAATCGCTTACAAAATCATCAGAAAGCTTAAATGAAAACATTAATCTCCTTTGTTAGTTGGGTGGGGGTCTATCATTATAGCACACTGCTTAGAAAAAAGAAAACCCCCACCGAAGTGAGGGTTTCTTTTTGGGAAGCTAGGATTAGCTGCCAGCACCTGTCGAGGCAATAGTTCCAGCAGGAACTAGGAAGCCACCGGTTGCGATGTGACGGATTCTCATTTCGAAGTCGTCATTGTCGAAGCCACCTTCACGGGCAGGAACTGCACCGCCACCAAGGTAGGTTCCGCCGTTAGCCTTAACACGAAGCTCAGGAGCCTCGTAGCCACGAAGGAATCCAAGAGCAACCGCTGGGTTTAGCGACTGGCTTGGAACTGGAATCAAGAACCAGTAAGCATCAGCAGATGCGTTAATCTTCTTAATCCAAGGGTTTACAACGATTTCAATCTGAGAAGCAACTGGGTTACCAGTTACAGTCTTAGTAACTACTGAACCAACTGTGGTAAGAATTTCTACTGACTGAACAGCAAGAATCTTCTTAGCAGTTAGCTCAAGAGCCTGTGGGATAACAAGAGCGAAACGGCTGATAGGAGTAATCGAGCGACCATTGTAAGTCTGTAGATTAGCTGCCTGAATAGCCTTCTCTAGGTTCTCTAGAGTTAGAGCACCATTGCCTGAGAACAGGTTCTGGTTTCCGCTGTTGAAGTTAGTGGTGTTTAGACCAGCTGAAGCAACAAGCTGCTTGGTAACTTCTTCGTCTTCCTTGCCGGCAGCCTTCTGAGCAAGCTCAATAGGTAGACGCTCAAGAAGCGAGATGTTGCCATCGTTTACGATTGACTCCCATGAGAAGCGGATACGCTGACCAGCCTTCTTGACAGAAAGAGTCTTCTCTGTAACAGCGAACCAACCAGCAGTCGGGTATTCGTCATACTCGCCTACAGTTGGAAGTGAGCCGTCACGGAATGTGTCGCCTTGGTTGTTTACACCATCGTCATCGTATGAAAGATTCATAAATGTCTGTGGGCGGAAGTCATCAAGAACTACCTTAGAAGCAAAGCGGTCCCAAACCTTTGGCTGGACTGCGTAGTTCTCAAGAAGAATCTTGTTGATGGTTGGGGCAAGCTGCACTGGCAGGTCAGAGGTAGAGATACCTTCCTGAAGCTTTAGCTTGTCGTTGCGGTCGCCACGAAGGGCACCTTCGAGAAGCTTAGCAGCCTCTACTTGGCGTGGGGTAATGTTTTCCATAATTTAACCTATCCTTACGCAGCCGATGGAACTAGACGAACATAGACATCGCCAGCAACGCTGGTAGTCTTCGCCTTGATTGCATGACCGATAAATTTGTTGCTTGTAGCGGTGACATTGATGACACCAGCTGAAGTAACATAAACTGCCTGACCAACTGTAACTGCTACAAGTGTGCTCAGCTTGAAAACGCCGTTTAGCTTTAGAGTAGCATATGTATTGCCATCTTCACCTGTAACTGCGTCATTTTGTGCGACACCGACAACCTGTCCAACCTGAACCAAGTTACCTGACTTAACAGTGCTTGCTACAGGGAAAACCAGCTCGTCAGCTTTTGTGTAAATCTCATTAAGAGCCATTTACTTTTCCTTCTACTTGTTGCCCGAAATGCGGTTCACAATGCTTGCGAACTCATCTGCTAGGCTTGACTTGGTTGCCTCGTGGATAACACCAGTGGTGTCAGCTTCTGGGGCGATGGCGACAGACTCGCTGATTTCGGCAACATATGCCTTCTCTTCAGTGATAAGTTCGTCAACCGATTTCTCGTTGGCTTCAGACTTCAGAGCCTCTGCTACACGAGCAAGGGCCTTGGTCGGTAGACCAGATTCGTTGAATTTCACAGCAATGTCAACCGGGTTAACTGCCTCAAGAGTTTCCTCTTCAGCAATTTCTTCAGCTGGCTTTGTTGCTTCTGCCAGAATCGAAACTGATTCGACTACTGGAGTTAGTGCCTCAACGAAGGCAGTTTTGAGGTCAGCAATAGCTGCATCAAATTCTTCCTTAGTAATGGACATTCCATTTCCTTCCGATACGGATTCTGCAACCGGAGTGGTTTCAGTATCTTTTCTGGTGTAGCTTTCGAGGAGGTTCAAAAACTTTCCTCCGGCTCCAGCTACAGTTACGACATCAACGCTAGTCAAAGGGTCTGACACGAGCGATTCGATGATTGGCCCTTCACGGCCTTCTGCCTCACCAATCTTGGCTTCGCCAAGAGCGTGGATTGACAAACCTACATCACTAGCCATTTCTTTAATGATTGGGGCATAGTGAGAGTAGAATTCTATTTCTGCTACAAGGCCATTTTCTGAGAACACAGCGTCAGAGGTTAGCTTACCAGCAAGCTGGTGAACATCACGCTCAGGTCTGTCAGAAGACTCGTTTACAGATGGGTGATTCATAAAAACTTTAGTTCCAGCTTTGAAAACTTTTGGGCCGTAGGAAGCAAGCATTTCACTGCCGTAGTAACCGGATGAACCCCAGCCAGCTTCGATGACTTTAACTCGCCACTTGTTACCCTTTGTTTCAGGGGCACTAAGTGCCAAATTCTCATTTAGCGTTATAGCCATAAAAAAATCTCCAATAGTTTATTTACTATACACTATTATAGCATACAACTACGCAACAGGAGCGTCATCCGCAGGTCGCAAATCATTTGCGTTGTCTTGCATTGAACCTGCTGCACCTGAGTTGCCCTGAGATGGCACAATTGAAGGTGCATCGTTGCTCTGGTCAGCCGATGAAGGTGGGCTATTGTGCAACTTGGCAATGTCAAGAGTTTCAATAACTGCGTCACGGAATTCGTCATCCCAAATAGCGTTAGCCTCTTTGGCAAGAGCAAGTGCTTGCATCATTCTCTGGCTAGGCTCAGTTTCAATCTTAGGCCAGTTAATTTCCAACTCAGCCATGTTCGAGCCTAGGAACTTCATTACTCTGCGGTAGAACAAGCTCCAAACCTGCTGGCGTGCTTCCATTGCCTTCACAGTTGGAACATCTAGGGTCTGTGCAGTTCCGTAAGCACCAGAGGTTCCGGGGTCAGACAGAAGAGCTACAACAGACACTTCTAGGGCTGATGCAACCATAGAGCCAAGAGCACGACCATCGTTCAGGTTCACAGAACCAGAACGGGGCATTGAGCTAAGTTCCATGTCTGCACCAGTTACGGCTGTAGAACCTGCGTTCGCAGGAGTAGCGATAGTAGCAGCTGCTGCCATTGCACCACTCTTGGTCTTAGCCTTCAACTGCCAAGCAAACATTGAGAGAGCCTTCAGCATACGAGAGCCATCCTTTAGATACTCGTTGTATGCGTGTGCCCAAGGCAATGCAGGGAAAGCATCTGGAACACCCCAGATTTGACCAGCTCGGCGGTTTACCTTAGAGGCAAACATGCGATACTTAGCGTCAACTGGCTGGTTCTGGATTGTTGCAGCAAAGCGACCGCTTGCTGGCTCATAAGTGTCAGCAGGATACCAGCGGTTCATTTGCACAGGCTTAGGGGCTGTGGAGTTCAGCTCCTGCTCGTAGCGAGTCCAGCTTCTGCGGTAGTAACGAACCTGCTCTGGGTCGTCTGGGTCTGTTACAACGCCAGATACCTCACTGAATGGGATACGCTGGAACTTCTTAGTATTGATGTCGCCAAGCACGAAGAACTGACCATCGGTAAAGTGGCTACGCTCGTTTACCGCCTGTGCCTCAGATGAGAACAGAACATCTTGGTTCTGCTGCTCTAAAATTAGTTTGCGGATGCGAGGAGGCTGCTCGGTGAAGGTAACTCCACGACCGAAGATGTAGCTTGAGCGAAGACCGCAACCACGCTTTAGCAGTGGGTTGGCTTCTGAGTTCTCACGGATAACCGCTGCTGCTCTCTGTAGCTCTTCTAGTTTGAAGCTTTCTGCAAGCTCCATGCCACCAAAAGTGTTCCAGCCTTTATCCTCGAAAGCCAGCATAGCCTGAGCCATTGATGAATAACTTTCACGAAGTAATTCGTTTTCATTAGCAATTGATTCAAATTGCTCTGAAAGTTGTTTGAAATCCATTAAAAATCCTTCTAAATTGTGATAATTCTATTCTACCATACCCAGTTGCTATAGAACGGATGCTGAGCATCTAGCACTGA